CATTTTGTGTTTTGTAATTTTATTTATTTTAACTAATTTATTTATTAATAAAAAATAGTTAAAGAAATGGCCTTACATAATATTATATAAAATGAAACACTGTTGTGATAGATGTGGAAAAGAATTTAAACAAAAGTGTCATATAGACAATCATATGAAAAGAACTAAGATGTGTAAAAGTAAAGAAGAACAAGAGAGACTATTAGTTATAGAAGACAGTAAGTTAAAAATAAAATTAGAAAAAAAAATTATAGATTTAGAAACACTCGCTGGTAAAAATGAAATGATAATTGAACAGTCCCTTAGAATTAAGAGCTTAGAAGACGAAATCAAAAAACTGAAAGAAGAAAACGAAAAACTGAAATCCAATAAACCTAAACCGAAAGATATGACACCTAAAGAAATAGTCAAAAGTTATGAAGAACAATTACAGTTAAGGCGTGATGCGAATAAAAAAATTATTGTACGGGCCGAGTTAGACAGTCGAGTGGTAGCGAAAGTTCATCAAGCGACGACGCCCCTCCTAAACCTAAACCAATGCGTGTAAAAAAGAAACCCGTTCTAAGTTCATCAAGCGACGACGCCCCTCCTAAACCTAAACCAATGCGTGTAAAAAAGAAACCCGTTCTAAGTTCATCAAGTGCCAGTCATCAAACGTTTTTCATTTTTTTCAATTTTTTTACAAAACCGTTTTTAGGCCTCAAAATGGCTCTCAAATCGACGAAAACATATCAAATAAACGATTTATGATACACGAAACACGTCAATAGACCCCTACTTGCTTTTTTTCAAATATTTTATGATATACTGCCTTTAGGCGGTTGAAAAGCGTCTTAAACCTAAATGTTATGCCCTATCATAATCAAATCCATTTCATAAATAAATAACTTAAAGAACTGAAATTATTATTATACCATATAGACAATGGCCGATTATGTTCCTCCTACTCAAAACTTACCAATATTCGACACTACTGTTTTTACAAGTGCTCAAAACGAATACCTTACTTACTCTAAGGCGACTGGTTTATTTTTAACATTTCCTACTGCTCAAGGTGCTGAAACACTACAAGGTATAACTGTAAATGGTGCTTCTGACTTTACTGGTGATGTAAATTTTAATTCTATGGTTAGTCCTCCTCACTGTACAATTCTACCTTCAAGTGCTAATGATTTATGCAATAAGCAATATGTTGATAGTCAAGCCCCTCTCACTTCCTATCAATTATTTTTGAATTACAGTGAAACATTCACGACTCCTGCTCCTGCGTCTGTCATATATAAAAAATTAAACAGTTTAGAAATATTAGTTCCTACGCCCGTTCCCTGGACTATATCGACAATCGGTAATCAATTGATAGCTGGATTTTTTAATTCACTCGTTGGTTTAAATATACCTACATCTATACCCGCTGGATTATGGACAATACTGTGTTATTCGAATGTAAATTTAATTGCCGACCAATCTCATATTGGTATTTTCTTTACAATTTCTGGATACGATTCTGTTGGTGTAGAAACAATTTTATTTACATCCGTTTCAAGCCCTCTAATAACTGTAGTCTCTCCATTGATTGGAACATCGAGTGTATCATTAACAGTGCCTTTAACTTCTCTGGTGGGATATACTGGTATTGGTATAAAATTGTATATTTCGAGTAATGTTAATGCTACAAGGACAGGAACTATATTTTTTCAAAATCAGAGTAGTTATAGTTCAATTCTAACAAGTTTTAGAACTCAACAAGCCCCCGATTTATTGAGTTTAAATAATATTTGGACTGGGACAAATGCTTTCAATAATGCTACAAGTGGGGCTCTGTCATCAATTGCGGATGCTTCTATTAATGGAGTAAAAATTGGAACTGGTGGAGGTGCTGTGTCAAATATAAACATCGGGTTACTTAACTTAACAAACGGAGCATTAAGTACTGGAACTAACAATTATGCGATTGGACAGGACTGTTTAAAGGTAATAACATCAGGACAACAAAATATTGGTATTGGTCGTACTAACTTACAAAATGTTTCAACGGGTTCTGATAATGTTACAATTGGTGTTTACTCAGGAACTGCTTTAACAACAGAGACAAAGAATACATATATAGGAAGTCTATCAGGAAATATCGATACAGGTAGTGCTAATACTTGTATTGGTTATTTGTCAAATTGTTCTACATACAGTAACTCATCTGCTATCGGACAAAACGCAACTGCTACCGCTGGTCAACAAATTATGTTAGGTTGTATTGGATTATATGCTCCCGCTGTTGTGATGAACTCTTCTTGTTCTATTGCTGGTGCTGTTTCTGGTAATTCTACTTTATCAATTACAGGAAACACTACTCTTGGAGCAAATATAACTTCTACAGGATCTACTGCTAAATTTCTTGCTAACTTCGATAGTGCTATTTCTGCCAATACATTGAAATTTCAAAATTCTACAGTAAATGGTCAAACATATATGAATGCTATACCAAATGGAAATGCTACTCAGTCTGGAATGAGATACTACAATACTTTTGATGTTTTAAATGCTGGGGCGTTGACAATTAGTTCTACCAGTACTGAAAATGTTTTAAACACTACTAATCTTGGAACGGGTGTTTTGGTTCCATTAAATATAAAAATGGGCGGGACTACTGCATTATCTGTTTCGACTGCTGGTGCTATAACTGCATCTGGTGCTACTCAAATCAATAATACTTTAAGAATAGTTGCAACTGGATTGGGTGCTACTCCATCATTGATAATTCAAGATACTGCGGTAGGCAATCAACAGTCTTTTCTTATAAATGCAACGGCTGGTGCTTACAATGGTACTACTGTTGCCGGCGATACGGTTATTTTTGCAAGACAACTTACTGTAGGTTTAGAAAACACTGCAGTTTTAAATTTAACAACAAGTAATGGTGGTGTTGGTGGTTTTTCTTCTGGATTACGAATTGCTCAAACCGATGTTCGTCTCGGAATGGGTAGTGGCGTAACAACTATACCATCGGCTAATATATTAATTCAAAATAACAACACTATGACATTGTCAACTTCTTCTCTACCTGCTATGTCAATAGATGCTTCTCAAATTGTTAATTTTAATAGTAGTCCTACTGCTCCAACTCCAATCACATCTGACAATTCTACTAAGGTCGCAACAACTGCTTTCATTAAGACAATCGCTGCACCCGCTAATTTTGCTGGACTTGGAAATAGTTTTTTCAACTCTTTTCTTTATTCAAATGCTAATCCAAATCTTGATTATATGATTGCTGGAACGCTCGGTGGTCTTGCTCCCGTAACAAACGCTGCTATATTAATACCATCTTTAACAACATTCATTTTAATGGGTGTAAGATTACAGGCTGGAATTCTATTTAATCGATATGGATGGAATCAACAAACAGGAACATCCAATTTAAGATGTGCTCTTTATACATCTAATTTTGTTTATGTGACTAATAGTGTGTCAAGTAATTCTGCTTCTCCCGGGTTCGCTGGCGGTAGAGTAGAAGTCACAACAAGTGCTACTGTTACTATACCTGTGACTGATACATATTACATTTATGTGGATAGTAGTAATGCTACGACTACGCCAAATGTTATGTACGGGGCGTTTGGTTTAGGCGTAAATGTGTGTAATTATATAGATGCTAATGTTTTCACTTTTACTGCTGGATTGCCGTTACCAAATGGAACTGTCCCGTTTAAAGTTGCGACAGGCGTGAGACCTTCTGGAAGTGCTCCTACTATAAATACGGATTTGAAAATAGGAGGACTTAGTGCGATGACTTATCAACAGTATCTTTTTGGTGTCTTCTTGAGTTATACGGCTTAAAGGACTATTTCTATATCATTGTATATAATGAACCCTAATGTTTTTGATAGTGTGTTTTGGATTTCTTTCATTACTATAGTTTCTGGGATGATATTAAAACTGGCTTCAATGTGCTATAAAAGCCGTTGTAAAGAAATAAAATTATGTGGTGGAAGAATTAGTTGTATAAGGGACACGGAAGCCGAGGAGAAATTCGATGAATTTGAATTAACTCATAAAGAACCCGAAAGCCCGAAATAATCAATTAAAGGATTGAGTATATATACATCTATTAATACGCCTTCTTAACAATGGAATATAAAAAAGCAAAAATAATAATGGACCATGCTCTTAAGTTCATACCTAAAATAAAATTTATCGAACACGAAAAAGAAAAACCAATACACGAATCGACAATCCATTGTGAGGACAAAATAACAAATGTTCTATACCTTATAGATGAATTGTATAATAATGAAGTAATGCATATAGGAGCGGACATCATAAAACTAAAGATCCATACGGACTGGGGACCTTTGATATTCAATTTAATTAAGGCTTAGGGGTTATATAGTCTATATAGAAAATGAAAACTACTAAACAAGCCAAGGGTAAAATTGTTAATTTTTATGAGACCATACCTAAAAAATATCTGGACGAAAGCGAAAACCATAATTTTGATAGTCATCATATAAAACTGCCTTTTAGAATGTGTGTGGTGGCCCCGTCTGGAAGTGGAAAGACGAACTTTATTTTAAATTTACTAAAAGTTTTTGGACAAGGTAAAGGAACATTCGTGGATGTGAATATCATTACTGCTAATAAGGACGAGCCCCTTTACAATTATCTGGCCGGTGAATTCGAAGCTATAAGTATTAAGGAAGGGGTTCATTCGACGCCTAAGCTGGATAGTTTTGATAAAAAGTTCAATCACTTGGTTATCTGGGATGACTTGGTTTTATCAAAAAATTTAGATATGGTGGAACAGTTTTTCTTAAGATGCCGTAAATTAAATGTTTCTGTCTGTTTTCTTAGTCAGGACTATTATTGCATACCTAAGTTTATAAGGAAGAATTCGAACTATTTGGTTATCTTACATCTGGGCGGTTCTAAACGAGAAAAAACGGCTATTATGAACGAGTGGGGTTCTGGACTGGATAAAGATGAACTGGATGCCGTGTATCAAGACGCTACGAAGGAACATATGAGACCATTGATTATTGAAGGCGGAAAGTGCGATATCAATAAGAAATTTCGTAAGGGATGGAATGACTTTTATAATATGAAAGAATTTCTGAAGGACATTGTTAGAACAGATACTTCTGGAAGAAAAAAAAAGAAAAAAAAAGAAGAAAGTGAAAGTGATAGTGATTAGGACGTCTTAATATATGTCTGGAATTGAGCCCCGCTTGATCCCATGTCTTTAAAGGTTTTGTCTATGTCTTTGATAATATCACTACTGTCTTTAAACTTATCTGTCAAGAACCCCTTTCTTAACATATTTACACCGACTGCCTTATTATCAAACATTCTATTCAACCGCTGGTTTAGTTTTATATTTGATAATTTTTGTTTCTTACTATCAAATAATAAATACTCTGTAGGGTTTATAGAAATCCATTTTTTTAAAATAACTGATAGGGGTTTTGGTATATCAACTGTCTGTAAGCCATATGTTTTCGATGTCTTATAACTATTGAAGTAAAACTTAGAACCCTTAACATAATTATCATTTTTTACATCAACATTTTTAATTTTAAAATCTACATAATCTTTTGAACGGCGAGGAGGTATATATATGCCCGATGTAAGACACAATATAATAAATTGCTGTATTTCTTGTAAGTCATCCATACTCAATACTTTTTTTTTATAAAGGAGCTTACTGTTATCTAAATATTTTATAAACAGTTTCGAAATATCTTCTTTTTCAATCCAATTGTCTTTTTGTTTTTCTGTTTTTTCTTGCTTCCCAATTTCTTTATTATAATCCGTTATGTCTTCTAACATTTTCTTTCTGTATATGTCATTGTCTGTAATAACAAATAGGGCTGACAATATAGTCTTACGAGTAGTTAAAGGTTTTTCATCCAATGCTTTCAATATAGACTTACTATTATCAAAATCTTTAATGTCTATGTCTATATCTTTACCAAAAGCTAAACCGTGAATACTTTTCAAAATACTCTTGTAGGTAGATATAGACGACTTAGATAAATTAGGTCTTTTTTCAATAATTATTTCTTCAATCCTATTCATTTTATATAATATTATGTAAGGCCATTTCTTTAACTATTTTTTATTAATAAATAAATTAGTTAAAATAAATAAAATTACAAAACACAAAATGAAATCGTTAAACACATATGAACTTGAACCGTTTTGACTTCAATTGACTAAACCTTACATCACTCTACCTTTGTTTTAAAAATAAAACCCCTAATAATACCAGTTTATGGATTACCTAAAAAACTAAAAAAAAAATAGTTAATGAAATTAGTTATCTTATGTTTAAAGACTTCTCCTATAATTCACTACCTTGTTATTTCTATTAAGTTATATCTCTCTCTTTACCTAAAAAAAATATTAGTTAGTAAAATAGTTAATTAGTTAAGAATTAGTTAAACCTATATGGGTTATAGAATAATACTAATACTATTAAGGGATTTATTTTTATATACAGTAAAGTAAAAAAAGAAAAATCGTGAAACACAAAATGAAATCGTGAAACACATAACAAATAATAGGTTTAAAGACTTAGGTTCATATAACTGGTATATAATGATTGCTACACATCACACGGCTAAAGGACCTATGGGTAAAGAAGGTAAGATACAGTCTATGTTGTTTAAAAAACCTAAATGGACAGTCAAGAAGGCTAAGGCTTGGTTATCTAAGAATGGGTATAGGTTTGATGATGTTGATGAAAAAGACGAGCACCTAAGATTTAGACAAGTGAGTCCGAGTTATATGGAAAGTAAGGGATATGAGTTCATAACAAGGCCATTTGGAACAAGCGGGATTCAGGCCATCATTGGTTATAAAGAAAAAGATCCAGTTGATATTAAAAAGGAAGAAAGAGAAGACCTTATGATAGAAAAAATAAAACAAGTTGCAGATGACTTAAGAGACCTAAGAGCCGTTCACGGGACAGGTATATTTGATAAGATATTGGGACACATAACGGGAAAGGGGATACATATAGACATCGACAGTCATAATGCTAAAGGGGTTCATTCTTCTACGGGAGAAGGTATTTCTAAGAAAAACGCTCTACGACCGCCTAAAGATCACAAGGACATAATCAAAAGAGCTAAAGACACCTTAGGCAAGACCACATCTAATAAGAAATTTACTAAAGGATCGCAGGAAGCTAAGGACCATATGGCTAAAATTCGTTCTATGAAAAAAAACTAAGTAGTCAAGACGCACAGACTATAAACGGTTATGGTTTTAAAGATTATGAAGAAACAGGACAGCTTAGACCACCTATAGGAAGACAGGGTAATAAATATACTGCACGTCATATCATAACACCTTTGATACCTATGACTAAAATATACGTCGAACCTTTTGTTGGAAGCGGAGCTATATTTTTTGATAAGGAGAAAAGCCCTATAAACATCCTTAATGACTTGGACAAGAGAAGGACTGATTTGTTCAAAATGATAATGAAATCACCTAAAGATCCAGAACTATATAATAAGGACTTGGTTTCTACAAAAAGAAAAGAGAATTTTATAAAGAAGGACTATAAGGACATACCATCTATGATATTGAAAGAAAGGATCTTACTGACGGGAGGATTTAATAAACAGCCAGTCAAGAACAATAATGTTTTTGATATATATGATCCATATACTACTTTTCAACATATAGGTTTATACCAGGACAAGCTTAAAGGAGTTAAAATACTCAACCAAGACTATGAGAAGGTTATTAAACAATACGATGGGCCAGACACATTTTTTTATTTAGACCCGCCATATACAACAGCTATGAAAGACAGCGGGACAGGTTATGTTAAAGGAAGTGATGATTTTGATTATGATAGACTGAATGAAGTTTTACAAAAAATAAAGGGCAAATTCTTAATGTCATTAAACAATAGTCAATACATAAAACAAACCTTTAAAAAATTCAAAATTAAGGAAGTCATCATACCTATTAACAGAGAACCTAAATTTAGAAAAGAGCTACTGATAAGTAATTATGATTTTCATTTATAAAATTACATCCACAGACCCGAGTGTCTTAGATTTTTACATTGGATCTACTAATAAGTTTTCATCCAGGAAGAGCCATCATAAGAAGAACGTTAGAAACAAGGTTGGTAAAAGATATTGGACTAAGTTATATGTATTCATAAGGAACAATGGAGGATGGGACGCTTTTAAAATGGAAATTATAGAACAGACCGAATTAGGTAAGGAAAGAGAACAATATTATATAGACTTACTGAACCCGACATTAAATACAAACAGAGCTGTTAAATAAATAACACTTAAGAAAATATTTTTATAAACTGTATATAGAATGACTGAAATAAATAATTATGTTGAAGTAATTTATCAAGAGCCTAACGATTATGAGAAATCTTTATTAAAAGGAACCATCAAACCGGAAGTTTTATTAGAAAAAGAGAAAAACGAAACCATTTTAAAGGATGACAGAAAGGAATATATTACACGAGTAAAATGTTATGCCCTTACTAAAATTGGAAAAAGACCTTTAGACAATCCTTCTACATTCAATCAAGAGACTAAAATAAAACTGATGGAAACAATGGATGAAATTATTAAAACAATGACCGAGGAACAAATTAAAATAGAATTCGACAAGGCCATATCTACTCACGTTTTTAAGGATGTTTCGATGGACTATTCGAGCCTTCATAAATAAATTCAATTAAGTATTTTTTTTTATTATCAATTATATATAGATATAATGAGCGGACAACCTTACAGATATTCTACAGACCAAGCCAAATACAGAGCAGAATATATGAAAAATTTACAAGAGCGTATAGATTTAGATGATATGGTTTTACAAGCCGTCAAAGGATATGTTAGTAATGGAACACTACCAGCCATATCACAGCTACCGGACACAAGAACAACGGCCGAGAAGTTAATGGACATACAGAAACTTAAACAAGATATGATAAAAGACTTATCGCCAATTATGGACCCGCAGATCGCAGACAGAATTATACAAGGACTTGTACAATCGCCATTAAACAGTGATAACAGACTTGTTATTTTCTTTTCACAGAGAGCACCAGAAATCGTTACACAATTGCAGAAAATTTATAAATATGGCGTCAAGGGAGATGCAAATGACATAACTACTTTTGTTGAATTCATTAACAATATGTATTTAGAAAAAAATAAGGCCACGGCATCTATAAAATCTTTCATTGATAGAAGTGGGACATCGGGACTAAGTATGACCACTAAAGATGATTTGTTAAATTTGAAAACAACCTATTCTAATTTTACTGTCGATTTATTAAGAAAACTTAGACCAACGGGGACTGAAAGTGAAATGATAAACGACTTGGGTTTAAGGTTAAATTTATTAACACAGTATCTTCCAAGTGATCGCCAAGTTACAAGACTTTATGAAATTATAAAAGACCCGAGCACTTTTAGTTTTGCTTTTACGGGACCAGTAGATGATATGATTGATTTTATAAATACATCGTTGCCAAATAAAAAAATATTTTATCAATTGGTTCAAGATTTTGAAAATTTAGCAAGACCTATCAATGAGGCTTACGGAGAGTCATATAAAGAAAGAGAAGGGGATATAACAAGAAAACAATACAAACGAATGGAAGGAAGAAGAATAGAAAGTATTGAGGCTTCTACGATGGATGTATTACAAAGGCTTTCAAGTATTCTACCAACTGTGGAGACACTAAGAACTGTTTTTACACCAGAAATTTTGAATTTTCTTAATACCGAAATTGATCCAGAACAACCAAAAGTTTCACTTCTTAACAGTGGAGTTTATAATCAAGCCCCTTATTTGTTTAAAAAAACACCAGGACCCGTACCAGGACCACCGACTGATGTTAGAGAAGATGAAAGCGAGGGTTCGCTGACAACAATACGAGCGAGGCCGGGTAGCGATCCAAATGATCCAAGATTTAGACCAATAGTAGAAGATTTGACGAGAACAGAGACTAAATATGATCCAACATCGGGAGAAACTATTGAACCAACACAAAGACAATTATCGAGACCATCGACAACAACATCTTATATAGATGAAACAAAAATGAGATCACCAGATGAAAATATACAAGATATGTTTAGTGTTATGACGAATATTGCAGACCATATGAATGAAGTTGAGAAAATAACACGACAGAGTAGTTTAACAAGCGATGAAAAAGAGAAAATAATCGGATCCTTGGTTAAGGGATTGAAAAATCTTTTAAGTCAAATGCACAAAATAAAAGACAATATGACTGATGAAGATTGGAAAGATTTTAAGGAAAATAATATTGATGAAATTAATTCAATAAACGACATTGTTGTAAATATCGGAGGAGATGAGATAACGGGACCATCTGACAACGAAATAGAGGGTTTTGGTTTTAAAAAAAAAAGAAGAGGAAGGCCTAAAGGGACGGGATTTAAACAGAATATTGAAAGTCATATCGACACACAAAAAGGAATTCAACCAGACTTTAGATTTTCGAAATTTGGTAAGTATTTGATTAGGAACGACCATTTGATGGACAATAAGGTATCTATACGAACAGGAAAAGGAATGAATATTATGGGACTACCTTCTACAGCAACAGGACCAAGGGTCATAAATATTATTAAAAAAATCATTGGAGGAGCCCTACCGAGTTTTGATGAAATGAGTAAGCTTACGGATGACGAAAAAGCCTATTTACATAAAATTTCAAAAAAGTCAAATATTCTTGAAAAAGTAAATATACCTACACCGTCTAAGGACAAGGAAGAGAAAGAGTTTAATGAATTTGAAATACTGAGAGGGGAGATTATGGCGGGTAATGACAATAAGGATATGGTAAGAAAATTCAAAGGATTTTTATTAAAATTTTCAAAAACGGGACAGCTACCTAAACAACAAGTCAATGAGATATTACAAGATATGCTTGATATGAACCTATAAAATCCAATACTTAAAGACAAAAACATATATACTTTTTATAATGAGTACGAGCGGAACATACCAACACTGGCCAAAGGTTTTAAACCCCCATGCTATTTTACACCAAATGACAAGTGATACACAACTACCGCCTTTTTTTTACGGAGGATCACAAGTGCCTACAAATCTTCATATTTCTACTGGGAGCGGGATAACTAAGAGATTTAAAAATTCTTTACATAAAGCCGACACAGAGAGTGTATATGGACGAGGACTTCATACAACATACGAGCACACTGATAGGATTATGCTTCCGAAAGGAAAAAGAAGATTTTAAATAAATGGTTTAAGAAAAAAAAGTTATTATATGGTATATAGAAAAGTAAATGTTTATCATCGTTTTCAATCAAACCAATATCGTTCCTGATGGACAAAATAACAAACTGGTTTATAAGTTCCCTAACAGTGTAAATCTTAAGGACAAGTATATTGCGGTGAGTGAAATTTCAATGTATTACTCTTGGTTTAACATTGCGAGTATATATAATAATAATAGTTTTACTTATACCTGGACCGTAGGAGTAATAACTACAACTTATACTATTGCTATACCTGACGGACTTTATGAAATTGCGGACCTGAATAATCTTATACAATTTGAGTGTATTAAAAACTTAACCTATTGGACTAACATTGCTGGGACTGTAAATTACTACCCGTTCGAATTAATTTTAAATCCTGTTAGATATGCTGTTCAATTGAATACTTATTTAATACCTACTGCGACGCCCGTGGGTGGTGCTATACCTGTTGGTTTTGTTGGATGGCCTGGGACTGCACAAAATTCTGTTATTACTATACCTTCTAACTTAAATGTTATCATAGGTTTTACTGCGGGATTTGTAAGTTTCAATAATTTCAACAATCCTATTGGAGTGCCCGCGACTACTCAATATGTTTCTAAGGATCAAACGACTGGGACTATTTCATATCTATCTACTACTGCCCCTCAAGTTCAACCTAATAACAGTGTCATATTTTCATTGAGCGGTATCAATAATCCATATACTCAACCGAGTTCTGTTATATATTCATTAAACCCGAATGTTGGTGTAGGAGAACAAGTATTTCAAGTGCCCCCGAATTTTATGTGGTGTAAAATGATTGACGGAACATATAATGAATTGAGACTTACTTTATTAGGAAACGACCTGAGCCCTTTAAGAATACAAGACCCGAATATGACTTTCTTATTAACCATAAGGGACAAGGATGAAAGTCGTATAATGTAATGTGTTTCATAAAATATTTTTGTGTTTCATAATTTTTTCAATTTAATAAGGACTTAAAAATAAATTAATATAAGAAGTATATATAGTAAGGATGAATAACAATATAGACGAACAGTATTTGAATAACTTATTTGAAAATTTTCAAAATGAAAGAAACAAATTATTATTAGATCTTAAGAATGATAAGGAACTTACAAAGGAAAAAGATATACACTCTAAACTTTTAGTAATGGAAAGTCTAACCAAGAATGTTTTGAAATATAGAAATCTAATAATCAAAGAAAAATTGAAAGGGTTTTAAGGAATAAGTTTATATACCTATTATATAAGATGGTTCATTATTCTACACGATTCGTAAAACTACCTCATTCGAATGCTACTCTACACTCTCATAACTCTACAATGCGGGGAACTGGTAATGGTTCTGTATTATTAAGGACTGCTGGTGGTGGTGCTGGAAGTTCATATAGTGATATGGATGACTATATTAGGACTACTGGGATAAATCCTGCAACAAGAAAATCATCTGGACAAGGATTGGGAAGCTTAGGTGAAAAATTACGGAAATTAACTATTACGCCTCAAAGTGCCGTAAGAAAAAATATTGTTATGAATATGTAAAAAAGAAAAAGATTTAAGAAAACGGCCATATAAGATAGTTATAGAATGTGCGACAAATTAGTATTCGATCTTGCTCAAGAAATTGAAGGAAGTCCAAGTGTTTTCGTAAGAAAAGACTGGCTTAATATTTTAGACAATCAAAATCAAAATTATAATAACAATCAATCTATACTCGACACAAGTCAATTGAGTAATAGTAATAAATGGATGAATTATCGGGAAGCCTACTTACTTATGCCATTAACACTGACAATTGGTAATACTGGCGGTGCTTATGGTATTGGTGGAACTGGTGTTCAACCTACTGCTCCTGTATGGGATGCTGACACTGCCATTGATTATGCTTATGGTCTCAAGAATTGGTTTGGTTCGATGATCCATTCTTTCACATTAGACTATAACGGAACGACTATTATTCAACAAACTCCGTTGAGTAATATGTGGAATTCTTTCAAATTAATGACAAGTCTAAGTTATAGTGATATTATTACTCAAGGCGATGTAATAGGGTTTCATCCCGACGATTGTTCGTCTTGGGAATGGGCTTATGCTGTTGCTGGAAGTGCTACTACTGCTCCTGGATTTAGAAACGGAACTGGCGTGTGTAATAATACTACTTTTGGTGGTTTTGGAACAACTGGCGATCTACCGACTCTGGCTCGTAGAATGACATTTAATAGTGCCGAAGGTAATAAGGGCTATATTAGAAGAATACAAAATATTAATTTTGATTTGGACGGCGTCTCTGGTATTGCTGGATCTATTCCAAGTGCTACTAATATTGCTCCTACTACACTCAATACAACCGATCCTCAGGCATATGGAAGTTTATTTGCTGGTGGTTTTACTGTCGGTGCCAACGGTCAGTCTATTATGAATCAAATTTGGAAAAGTTTTATTTTTAACAAGACTGCTACTATTCAACAAACGGCTGTTATTGCTACAGTTTATTTAAAACACTTACATTCTTTCTTCAATATGGTCCCTCTATTGAAGGGCGTATTTATGAAAATGACTATGAATTTGAATAATGCTTCTACGGTCATTGCTTGTGCATCATATACAAATGGTGGTGCCGTCACTCAACCCGTTTCTATGTCTTGTAGATCAGTTTCTGTTCCTTCTGGTGGTATCAATCCTATTATGGTTTCTGGTTCTGTTAGTTCAACTCCAAATTTAGTTGCCGACATCGTGTATTCTGGATCTTTTAACCTGTTCCCTGTCCAAGGATCTTTAGGTGCTACATCTTCTGGATTTTTAGAATATACTCTAAATGTATCGGTGGGTGCTACTTGTTTAAATTCATCTTTGAGTTCTTTGGCTGGAATTAGAAGTGCCGATTTGAGCAAATCTGTATATCTATATATCCCTGCTTATACATTTAATCCTCCGTTTGAAAGTTCTTACTTACAGTCTCCTGTAAAATCTATTAAATATACTGACATATACCAATACCAAGTTTTGAATATCCCCGCGGGTGGTCAGTTCAATAATTTGATAACCAATGGTATTGCAAATATCAAGTCTGTGTTAATCCTACCATATTATTCTGTGAGTGGTGTCCCTACTACTGCATCTCAACCTGCTTGGTGGGGTGGTGTGTCTATTAATCAAAATACTGGTTTTACAAGTGGAATACCCGTCTATCAATCTCCGTTTGATCCTGCCGGTTCTGGACCAACTAGTCCCCTGTGTTTGTTTTCAAATTTTAATATTCAAGTGTCTGGACAAAATGCCATATACAATGTAGAAAAGTATTCATTCGAACAGTTCAACAATCAACTTTACGGACAAAATTCTGTCAATGGTGGTCTTACGGACGGTTTAACTTCTGGACTTGTTGGAAGAAAAGAATTCGATATGGAATATTGCTATTATTATGTCAATGTAGAACGAATGCTCCCCGTGGAAGAGACCGTGCCTAAATCCGTTCAAATTCTTGGAACCAATAATTCTGGTAAAGCTTTGGATCTTTTTGTTTTCGTGGAATATGGGATGAGTGTTTCGATCGACGCGATTACTGGTGCCCGCGTTTAAATCAACGCTAAACTTTGTTCTCAAAACAACGCGATGATAAAAAATATATTTAAAAAAATATCATTATCTAATAATATAAGAAATGGATCAACATATGCCTATTGGAATTCAAGCCTCCCCGCTTCAAATAAGAAAATTAGTAAAAGGAATGAAAGTTAGATTGAAAAAAGGAACTGGTTTTTGTTTATTAGTTCATCCCGAAAAATATCATTTAATGTCAAGAACTTTCGGAAGAGATAAGGGAATGGATGTGTCATTGACGGATCAAGAATTAAAAGCTAATGCTAATGCGAGTGCGTTCGAAGAACTGCCAATGTCTGGACAAGGTATTTTTGGAAAGAAAGCCGACAAGTGGATGGAAAAGAAAGGTATTAAGAAAGGCGTATATCAAGTTGGAAGTGCTCTTAAACCTATTGCTAAAGATCTATTGGAACAAGGCGGTAAAATGGCGAATGCATATGGCGTGCCTACTCAAATAACTGATCCGTTAGTTAAACTTGGTAATGATTATATGGATGACCCCGAAAGCTTACAAGGTAAAAAAGGAAGACGAGAATTGAAAAATAGGGGTATTGATTTTCTACAGTCTGGTGCCGACGAACTTGCTGGTGCATATGGAATGAAGGCTCCGAGAATTAAAGATTATGAAAAATATGTTCAAGACGCGAGACACGGTAAAAGTGCCCCCTCTACATCTGGTTTGACTACTAAAGGGATGAAAAATATGGCGGGACAGTATGCTAAACAACAAGCTCATGATTACTTAAACGAACATCTTGGAACTAATTCTGGATATAATTTGAAAGCTGGACTGGGACGAGCCGAAATGGGCGACATGGCTGGAAAACTTATTGCTGATCAAATTTCAAGAAGTTATAGTGCTCCTCCAATGGGCCATGATCCTCGTGCCCCTCCTCCTGTTGGATATGGATTTATGGGACGCGGATTGATGGGACGAAGAGAAATGGCCTCTATTGGACGTGGTGGTGGGACTATAGTTCAACATGGACCATATGGAAGCCCTGCGATGGCGTCTCAACCTTATGGGGCTAACTTTCAAATGCAACATTTTCTACCTCCTCAATATCAACAGTATTTTCATCCTCAAATGGATCATGGACACGGAATGGGCTTGTATGCTGGCCGTGGTTTATATTAACACGAAAGAAAAATAGAAAAAAAATTTTTTACTTAAGATTATATTATTATATAATAATATACTTACAGAATGGCTCTCACGGATACTCAACTTATGAATATGGCTAAGAGAATGAATATACCTATGGCTGGTGTATTTTTTAAAGACGAATTGCCGAAAAAGTTAGAAACTAATAAGGTATATATTATTAATATGGAAGACAGTATGGATGAATATGGAAACGAGAATGATGGTAGTCATTGGGTTATGGCTCAAATTAGACAATACGATAATGGTAAAATGGAACCGATTTTCTTTGATCCTTATGGACAACCTGCTCCCGAAATTGTTAAAAAAAGAATTATAGATACTACTAAAAAGGGTGGCGTACCTCACACTGGAAAAGATGTTCAATCGCTTATGAACAATGCTTGTGGATTTTACTGTCTCGCTATGGCTCATTATATAAATTCTTCAAATTATAGAACGAATGATTTTTACACTGATGTGAGTGATTTTATTGAAATGTTCGATGACCTGAATAAGTCTGTGGATTTTAAGAAAAATGAATTTATTTTAAAACATTTCTTTAGAAGCGAAGATCCCGATAAGCGGGAAAGTATTGATGTATATAAACCTATAGACAGTATTACAAGTGAAGACACTGGAAAGGGGCTCGATGGGTTTAAGGGTGAAAGAATTGAATGTGATGTGCGGATGTTTAAATAAAACAATATAAGGATTAGTGTATATATATAATCATTGACGAAATGGAAACCGTAAGCGAAGATGGAACACGAACTATTCGAATAGTATCAACATACTCACCTGCTCAAAAAAGGGCTACTCAAAAGTATAGACAGACTAATAAGGAAAAGGTAAATTTACAACGAAAGGTTTATTATCAAATGAGAAAGGACAAGGACCCTGAGTTTTTATTATATAAGCGACAGAAGGCTAAGGAATATTATTTAAGAAAAAAAGAATATAAAAAAACTATCAAGGAAGAACTTAATGAACCATTGGCCGAAGTTATCGAAGAAGTTAAACCCGTCAAGGTTAAGAAGGAAAAAAAAATCAAGGAACCTAAACCGATTATTGAGAAGAACAATCACGCCGACGAAGCCGAAAAAGTCATTGATAAAAAGCGTAAGCCTAAGACCGCTAAAGAAAGTAAGAAAATAATTATGGACATACTGGACGAATTAGAAAAGAAGCCCGTCATTGAAGAAATTATACCCGAGCCTATTATTGAAGCCGAACCTGAAAAGGTAAAAATAGAAAAAATAAAAAAAGGAAAAAAAATCAAAAAAATCAAAGATGCCCCCAATGAGACCGTGATGACCATTGAAATTGATAAAAACACTGACAATAAACGCCTTTAGACCCCTGTATATAGTCAATATAGAGTTTTGTAAAATTCTTAAGACTATGGGCTTAGACTATTTTTTTAATTTTTAATTTTTAAATAAAATATTTAAAGACAAATTTTTATGTAAGGTATATACAATGGTTATAATAGATCTAATAGAAGTAATAGAAACTGATGAGACAAAAACTTTTGTTAGAACTAAACCGCCTTCTAAATACTACTTCCGTCATATCAAGCGTCATTCAAAAGTTATGAAAGAACTTATGAAATGCAAGAGAGAACTTTATGAGAGCCTATTGAGTATGACGAGATTTGGTATAGATGTAGATCCATTGATGCAACATATTTCTAAATTATTTCTTGGAATGATAAGGACCGAGAGTATAGATTTTAGAGAAGAGAGACGGTGTCTGATACGAAAGAATAAACGAATTGGAATTACGCCTGTCGAGACATATATTAATTTTGAAAATAAAAATATTTAAGAGAAAATCTTTATACTATATATATAAACTAAAATGTTAAATAAACGAAACGCACATAGTCGTGATGATAAACTTAAAATGGATGAGACAACACATAGGTATTGTATAGAAGGGAGCGATGTAAAATTTAAATCCGTTAGTGTATGGGTAAGCGAACAGTTTGAACCTTTCAATGAAGACAAGATATTGAACACGATGTTAAACAGTGAAGGTTTTAAAGAAGGACATAAGTATTGGGGTATGACACGAGAGGAGATAAAATATTTATGGAAAACTAAAGCAAAGGAGGCGAGTGATGCTGGGACTAAGATACATAAACAAATTGAGGAATTTTATTTAAACGAGAATGAGTTTTTGTATAATAAGGATCTATATGATACACACTGTTATGACTATAAAGAAGAACGAGGCGATGACTGGTTAAACTTTCTAAATTTTGTAAAAGAAAATCCAATGATAGAACCGTATAGAGTAGAATGGAGACTATATGACGAAGAGTTAAAAATAGCTGGGACACTTGATATGTTAGGTAAAAATACTGACGGGACATATACCATATATGACTGGAAGAGAGCACAGCGGATTTGTCTTCCGAGAGTAAAGGATAAGGTTATTAATAGTAATTACTGGATCTATACCTTACAACAATCATTTTACAAGTTATTGTTAGAAAGAAATTATGGAATTATTGTAAAAGAAATGTTTCTTGTAAAAATTCATCCTAATGAAAAATATAAACTTATTTCTGTTCCTGATAAAACTGATTATATAAAAAACAAATTAGGAATATAGCTTTACTGTATATGTATAAAATGTTTGAGGACAATACTTTTTTTGATAACAAGGGATTGAATATTACTTATATTACGCCTACTGGAATGAGGTTCATTACTGACCATAATTATGACTATACAATTATATACTGGAAAGGAACTATTTGTATCAAATATCAAAATTATAATCTTATAGACATTAAAGAATTATATACCTTCATACTTTTATATAATTATATTTTATTAAGAAACACAAATATATAAAATTACAAAACACAAAATAAAATTACAAAACACATTTTCACCATAACAGTTTAAAGGCATAATACCCCCTTGAGCCTATTTTTTCTAAATCCTTTTTATGTCTTATCATATAAAGCCTTCTTCTATTTTCTGCATATTCTCTACCTTCTTTTTTATAATATGAAGGATAGTCCATATACCTTCTATCACCTACTGATGTAATATATTTATTATCTTTATGACTGAATACATCCAATTTGTAATTACGCTTTACACTTGGTTTTATTATCACCCCGAGCATGGAGGCTTTATGAAAACTGTAAGGACTTATGTCATATTCTTCCATTATATACATCATATAAAAAAATATACTTAAATAAATTGTTTTTTACGTACCCCCCCGCTTTAAACGAAAGTTAAGCCTTAACTATACATCGAAATACGCTTAATTAAAAATTTTTAATTAAGCGTATTTCGATGTATAGTTAA